GGTTCTGGTTCTAAATAAATAAGGAGTCTTATATGGCTTATCCCGTTATCGACGCCCCATACGGGCTAAAACCGATCAATTTGATCGGCGGACAGGTGTTTGCGGGTTCCACTCGCGAATACGCTATCCCCTACGGATATTCGACTAACATTTTCTACGGCGACATTATTGGTTTGTCACGTGGTAATGTGCAGCGTTTGTCTGTTACTACTGGTACTCTCGGCACCGTAACAGGTGTGTTCTTGGGTTGTTCTTACACCAACCCCCTGACCAAGCAAAAGCAATTTGCTCAGTACTGGCCAGCTTCTACGCTGGCTGGTGACGCTGTTGCTATCGTTTGCGATGATCCCGACACAGTGTTTAAAGCTGTTGTGTGTTCTGCTACTACCGTTGTTGCTGGTGGCGCTCGTGCCATGATCGGCCAAAACTTGGCTATGATCAACAACACTGGTAACGTGAATACCGGAAACTCCGCTAATGCTTTGGCGGCTCCTAGCGCTACTCCAGCTACAACCGACGCCCTGCCTGTGCGTGTTTTGGGTCTTGTGCCTGACACCGTCGTGGCTTTGGGTACTGCTACTTTCTCTAGCATCGCTACTGCCACCATCACCTGCTCGGCCTTGCCTTTCGCATTGCCCGTAGGTACAGATGTGGGTTCTTTGGCTGCTAACGGTCAGTACATCCCATCCGGCTCGTTTGTTGCTACCGCAGCCGCTGCTGGCGCTACTTCCGTTGTATTGAACCAAGCTCCTGTGTCGGCCTTTGCTGCCAGCTCTACGCTTGTGTTTAATCAGTATCCAGAGTTACTGGTTAAGTTGAACTTCGGTCAACACCAGTATTACGCTGCCACCAGCATTGCTTAAGGAGTAACTAAAAATGGCAATTTCACGTGCACAACTACTTAAGGAACTCCTGCCCGGCTTGAATGCTTTGTTTGGTATGGAGTACGCTCGTTACGGTGAAGAGCATAAAGAAATTTATGAAACCGAATCTTCTGAGCGTTCCTTTGAAGAAGAAACCAAGCTGTCTGGCTTCTCCGCCGCTCCGGTGAAGAACGAGGGCGCTGCCATTGCATATGACAATGCGCAGGAAGCTTGGACTACCCGCTATAACCACGAAACCATCGCTTTGGGTTTCTCGATTACCGAAGAGGCAATCGAAGACAACTTGTACGACAGCCTGTCTGCTCGTTACACCAAAGGTTTGGCTCGTGCTATGGCCTATACCAAGCAGGTTAAAGCCGCTGCCGTTATCAATAACGGTTTCTCTGCCAACTATATTGGCGGCGATGGCGTACCCCTGTTCAGCACCGCTCACCCACTGGTTTCCGGTGGCACCAACAGCAACCGTCCAGCCACTGCTGCCGACTTGAACGAGACTTCTTTGGAAGCCGCCGTTATTCAAATCGCTGCTTGGACTGACGAGCGCGGCCTGTTGATTGCTGCTAAACCACGTAAGTTGATCGTTCCTCCTGCTTTGCAGTTCGTTGCAACTCGTTTGTTGGAAACCAGCCTCCGTGTTGGCACCAATGACAACGATATCAACGCCCTGAAGAACAATGGTTCTATTCCTGAAGGCTACAGCATCAACCATTACCTGACCGACACAAACGGCTGGTATCTGTGTACTGATGTGCCTAACGGCTTGAAGCATTTCGTTCGTTCACCCCTGCAAAACAGCATGGACGGGGATTTTGATACAGGCAACGTGCGTTACAAGGCCCGCGAGCGTTATTCGTTCGGCTGGTCTGATCCACTCGGCATGTTCGGTTCACCCGGTAGCAACTAAGCAATTAGTAGCGAAAGAGGGGGGCTTCGGCCCCCTTTTTTATTTTCATTTTTTCATTGACATGCGTTTAAATTGGTGTATATTGGGAACGTCCCGGGAAACCCGGTGCATCAAACTGACCCGGCAGACGACATACCGATTGATGCGCTGATCTTGTATGTAAGGAAAATTTAATGGCACTCTCAACGACCCAAGCCGTATGGCGCTCTGGTGGCGGCGATCAAACACGTACTGCGTATTGCGGTTCGATGCAAATGGTTGCTCAATTTTATTTCCCCGCTACGCAAGTTAGCGGTAATGTATTGACTGCTTCTGGCGGACAACCAATTATTCTGCCCGCTAACGCAATCATTATTGCAGTTTTAGCAAATGCGGCTGGCACTGGCGGCACAAGCCCTACATTTGATTTGGGCTTTACTTTGTATGGAACCGGTGGCACAGCTTCCCCTCAAGCCATCCTGAACGAAACTCCTGCTGACGGCGGTAAATTGGTGTTGAACTGGGCTTCCGCAACCGCCGGAGCTTCCATGAGTGCTGTAATGTCTTCCACTCAAATGGTTTACATCACCGGACGCGCTGGAGCCTCTGCGGCCACAGGCGGAACTATCAGTGGCTACATCAGCTATTACATTGCTGACGACGGCCAGCAAAACGTCTAATAGGTGACGCCATGATGCAAACTGATATCAGCTCAACCCATTTAAACGTTTCTGGAGTTGTGTTCGGGGATAGAACTCGGGTTCGCGGGTATCAGATTAAGCCAAGTGGCACCGCTGGGCAGATTGATTTCTATGACAATCCGTCTGCCGCAAGCGGAAATATTCTATTATCCGTAGATACCACAACAAACACCGCCGTGATTTCTACATTGATTCCTGCCGAGGGAATTTTGTTTAATCATGGAGTTTATGTAAGTTTACCCGCATCCACCGCAATTACTGTCTTTTATGGCTAAGTCAGAAGCATGGCAGAGGAAAGAGGGCAAGAACCCAAATGGTGGCTTGAACGCCAAAGGTCGGGCTTCTTACAACGCAGCCAATCCGGGGAAACCCGGGCTAAAGCCCCCTCAACCCGAGGGCGGCTCAAGGCGCGACTCTTTCTGCGCGAGGATGAGTGGAATGAAGAAGAAGCTGACCAGCGAGAAGACCGCGAAAGACCCAAACTCCCGGATTAACAAAAGTTTGAGGGCTTGGAACTGCGCCGAAGGTGGATATGTAGATTCGGCAGATGGTGTAGCCCAAAGAGGAAAAACCAAGGGAAGGATGTGTTAATGCCAAGTACTAGCCAAAAGCAGCATAATTTCATGGAGGCCGTTGCACACAATGCATCGTTTGCCAAGAAAGCTGGAGTCCCACAATCCGTGGGACAAGAGTTTAGTAAAGCGGATAAGGGAAAAACCTTCAAGTCCAGCCCCGGATCTCGTGCAGACTTGCAAAGCGTTAACAAGAAAGAATCTCGTCAAGGGAAAACAGAACTTTTTTCTAAAGGTGGTGATATGAAAGAATCTAAAGCAATGGTTAAAAAAGAAGTGGACTTCATGAAAAAGAAGGGCGCTCCTAAATCCATGATGAAACATGAGATGTCTGAATCTATGGGCATGAAAAAGGGTGGAATGACCAAGATGGGCGCTGTTAAAACAGCTAAGCCATCTATGGGTTCAGCCTCCTCCCGTGCAGATGGCGTTGCTCAGAAGGGTAAAACTCAGGGCAAGATGTTGAAAAAAGGCGGAATGGCCTGTTAAGGATTCACCATGAAGAAGAAGGCAAAGAGATACGACCGCGGCGGTCAAACCTTTTCCGCCGAGCAAGAGGCTTGGCTGGGAGGTGCAGACCGCACCGATCCTTATATCTTGGCTCGGATGGAACGTGCCGTCCCAAGCAAAAAAGCTCCTGTAGTGGACAGCGTAAAGCCCAAAACTCGCGCAGAGGTTGAGGCGGAAAACGCTGTATCAGAAGCCCCCAAAAAGGATTTGTCTGAAATTCGTGCAGAAGATGGATCTTTGTCTAAACTTAGACGCAACACCGAAACGGGCGAGTTGTATAGCCGCGACGAGCCGATTACCCGCTCGTTTGAAAAATCTTCTTCATCCAAACCAAAAGCCCCGGCAAATCCAGCAACAAAATCTGCAAAGTCTGAAGCCGTAGAAAAACCAGCAGAAAAACCGGCGGAAAAAGCTTCCACTCCATCTCGCAAATTATCCAGAGAAGAGATGATATCCTCTATCCCAACGGACAAAAATACCGTTGAGGGCGGTGACCGTATCTCCGGTAACGAGTTCACCCGTAATGTCGGGAACACAATGAATGCATTGGCTGGCGTTACTGGAGCCGGAGCAGCTAACCCAGCTATTCGCTCCGCAATGAATGCCGGTTTTTATGGTCGTCGCTCCAACCAAGCCACCCAAGCCGGCAGGGA